TAAGATAAGCCCTCGTAACTAACGAGTTAGGCGGTAAGTCTCTGATAATAAAGAGGCTTGCCGCCTAAATTGTTTTTGGTAGGTCTACACGTTCTGCACGATTATCGTGCAGAATGTGTAGGGGTTGCTTACAAAAACTTACACAAAATATGGTGGTCGTGCTTACAAGTGCTTACAAACGATTTTTGATGAACGATAAAATAGAATTGAAATTATGGCTCTATTCAAAGCAACGGTAAGAACGCCACGAAAGGACGGCTTCTACCAAGTTTACATTCGGGTGATGCAGAACCGCAAACCAGGATACATCAAGACGGACAAGGTTGTAACCAAAAAGCAACTTGACAAGGAAGGTAACATAACAGACCCTTTCGTGAACGAGTATTGCGCAAGGCGTATTCTTAGGTTTACAGAACTACTCAACAGGGTTGACTGTACCAAATGGAACGTCAGGCAGGTTATCGAGTATGTGACCAAGGAGGACGAAGACTTGTGCTTCTCTGACTATGCTGCACTTCACATAGACCGTATGATTGACAACGGACAGGTGCGGACAGCCAAGAACTACAAACTGGCGTTGCAGCACATGGAGAGGTTTGCAGGTACCAACCGACTGATGTTCGGACAGCTGACTTCGACGTTTGTGAACCGATGGATTGCGACGTTGGAGCAGACACACAGGGCAAAGGAAATGTACCCTGTGTGCATAAGGCAAGTGTTCAGAGCTGCCATCAAGGAATACAACGACTATGACAACGGCATCATCCGTATCAGGACGAACCCTTGGGGCAAGGTGAAGATACCACAGGCGGACCGCTCGACAAAGATTGCCATCAGCCCGGAGGAATGCCGACTGTTCTTTGCCGCTCCATTGCCGGAAACGAAGTTCATTGACCCGGTGCCAGAGATTGGGCGTGACGTGGCCAAGATGATACTTTGCCTTGCAGGTATCAACACGGTTGACCTGTTCGAAATGCCAAGGGACGGCTATCACAACGGAATATTATGCTACAACAGGGCGAAGACGAAGAAGGTACGCATGGATGATGCGTATATCGAGATGCGCGTGGAGCCGGTTATCCAGCCATTGGTGGAGAAGTACAAATCACACGATCCAAACAGCAAGTACTTCTTCAACTTTCATGAAAGGTTTTGTGACAGTGACTCTTTCTGTGCTTGTGTGAACAAAGGCATCAAGATGGTTTGTGAGAGTATGGGCATCCCGAAAGCGAAGCAGTACAAGGCATACACGTTCCGGCACACATGGGGAACAGTGGCGCAGAACGATTGCAAAGCATCTATTGACGAGGTTGCATTTGCTATGAACCACTCTCATGGGCGCACCATCACACGAGGTTATATCAAGTTGGACTTCACACCAGCGTGGGAACTCAACGCTAAAGTGATTGACTTCATCTTCTTCAGCACACGCAGGAGCAAGCAGGGAATGGCGCGAGACGTTGACGAACGGAAGGACGCTTTGTTCCGCATAGCACCGAAGTACATGATATATGCACGGGCTTACTTCCGTGGTGAGGTGCTGGCCGAGGTGAGCGACATCGGGTTCGGCAACATTGACGAGATAATATCACGGCTGGCGTCGAAGCTGCCAGACAGCATCCCGGACAGATGTGCCGTGCAGTTCCGCATCAAGAACGTGGACACCGACAGAGAGGCGGTGTACGAAAGGACTAAGGGCAAAGGATTTTAAACAAACTCAACAAAGATGTTTTTGCGTCCATCTTGCGAAATGAGCTTGAGGTTGTCTGCGAGAATGTTGTCGGGATTGACAACAAGATGCAATACTGCTCCATGCTTGACAGCAGTTTGTGCTAGCAGTCTAATGTTTGAAACGGAGAAATTGTCTGCATAAATTTTCACAGACGTGCCATTCTGCAAAAGCATGGAAATGTTTTCGTAATTTGTTTTCATCATGATGCGTTTTTGAATTCACGACAAAGGTATCAAACAAGCATTCCAACTACCCTTTATCTTTTGCGACACACCCGGCTTTGCAACTCCGCAAGGTCGGGTTTTTCATTTTGTATTTTATTTGCTCAACAATAAAAAAAGAACTTCAAACTTGGTTTTTTGTCGTCGTTGTTGTCTATATTATACGACGTAAGGAGTATAATATATATATTCCTTATTCCTATTCTTATATAAACTATCGTTTATATCTACGCGCGCGCGTAAGGGACGAACGGTTGCCTTTTGAGTTTTCTATGATTTAGAAAAGGCTACCCTTTTGAAAATAGAAAGGCTACCCTTTTTTATTTGTTCTAACTGCTTGAATTCCAAGGATAATTTAAAACGTGTATTTCTTATGTTTTTCAAATCGCTTAAACAAACTAAAACACATGTTTTTTAATGAGTTTTCTAAAAAAGAAGATGAAAATCAACATAAAAAAGGGTTACTTTTTCTGCTGTTTTTCATAACTCTACCCTTTTGTTTTTAAAAAGGCTACCCTTTTGTTTTTCATAACTCTACCCTTTTGTTTGGGTTATGAATACATAAAAGGTAGCCTTTATGTTGCCTTTTGAAAATTGAAGTATATGAAAAAAAACGACCTATCCTCGCGGACTGGTCGTTCAATAATTATAAACCTAATCAATCATGAATAACTTCACACATCTAACAATACATTCAACATCTATAAGTAGATGATTTAGATATTACTCATCATCATCGTTGTCTTCAACATCTTCACCACAAAGCGCACGTAATTTGTCTTCGATTGTGTGTACTTTGACGTCTGCGTTAACGTCAACATCAATAGCCTTCATTCGTGGTGTGTGATACTCCAATATGCGTATTTCTGCATTTACTCGATCGTCGGGAGACAGTTCTGCCATATCTCTTTCAAAATCAGAAATATTTACAATCTTGCCTTTCTGTTTTAGCTGTTTTGGCATAAAATATTCAGCAGAATGCGCTTTGAGATAGCCTTTTAAGGGGTTATCCTTGTTCGGAGTGCCTTTTTTTCGGCCACCTGTTTTCATTCCCTTCATTGTTTTATCGTTTTTGTTGCGCCAAAGGCGCAAAAGTTAAAAGACGTGGGCAAAGATACTCCACTAAATTAGCGCACGAATTTTAAGTATTGTAACATAAACTGATTAAATATGGGACTAATTGGAAGTATTGCTGGTGGCGCACTTGGTGCAGCTGGCAGCATTTTTGGCGGTATCAAGGCTAGTAAGGCAATGAGACGCGCGAAGAAGAATATTGAAGCGCAAAAGCAGGCTAATCAGAATTGGTATGATAGACGCTACAATGAGGACGCTACGCAGAGGGCTGACGCTCAGCGAATTTTGGCGAAGACAGAGGAGAGTATTAGGAACCGCAACAAGCAAGCAGCAGGTGCGCAAGCCGTGATGGGCGGTACTGACGAGAGTACCGCAGCTGCAAAAGCTGCTAACGCACAAGCATTGTCTGAGGCTGCATCGCAGATCGCTGTTAACGCGGACAATCGTAAGGATCAAATTGAACAGCAGTATCAACAGCGTAACGCGAACTATGACGCGCAACTTAATCAGCTTGAATTGGATAAGGCGAAGGCGATTGGACAAGCTGTGCAGGGTGTAGCACAAGCAGGTGCCGGTATTGCTAACGCATTTTAAATTGAAATAGTATGATTAAAGGACAATACGACCAAAAGGCTTATGATAGTTCTATTCCTGGGGCAAGTGGTGTGGGGGGGCAACCTTCTACGCCATCTACTGAAACGGATAGCTCTGTGAACACTGAGGAGACTAAGGATCCGAAGACTGATGTTGCTCCACCTGCTGACAAGCAGGTTGGGGTGTCGCCACAGAATAATGCTGATGCACTGATTGGTTACGATCAACAGATTGCGATGTTGGAAAATGAGGCTAATGGGCTTAAACCTGAAACCGAGGAGGAGCGCAAGAAACGTGAGAGGCGTGAGAAGTCTCAGAAGATTGTTGCTGCTGTGAGTGATGGTTTGCAAGCGTTGAGTAATCTTTTCTTCACAACTCGCGGTGCTCCCAACATGTATGACCATGACACGAATGGTCAGCTTTCTCCACTGCAAACGAAGTTGGACAAACTAAAGGCCGAACGTCAAGCTAATGCTGATAAGTATTTGCAGTATTCTCTGAAAATTGGAGATTTGAGGAACGAGCGTGCTAAGACCTTGCGTGAGATGGAGACTGAGCAGGAAAAACGGAAGTTGGCGCGTGAGAAGGCGCAACGTGAGCAGGAGGAGCATGGATGGCTTGCTGCATTGCAGCCCGACAAATTGCGTGAGCAGAAAGGAAAGGCTGATAAGGCTGGTTATGACGCAGACACAGCTAAGGCTGAGGCAGATAATGCTCCTGCAATGCAAAAAGCTAAACTTGAAACGGAAAAGGCGCATAAGGATGCCTATGTTGCTTCTGCTGGTGCAAGTAGAGCAGCAGCAGCAAATTCGTATGCTTCGGCAAATGAGCACAATACCAATGCTAGGGGACGTTTCCAGTGGTGGGACGAGAACGGGAACATGCATTATGCCAAGACCGAAGACGAAGCCATTACTAAGGCTCGCCAGCATGGAACACTTGATAGTGTGACTGTGAGCACTACGGACAGCACGGACAGTGATGTGGTGGTACGTGGCAAAGTTAAGGGCAAGAAGAACTCCAAGAAGACCACATCAAAGAAGGTGTTCTACCCCGGAATTAGGAAGAGACCTGCAGCAGCGAAGCCGAGTGGTCGCAAGTCTGAACAACAGTCATATAAAAATACAAAAGAATTAGGATATTAAGATATGCCATACGATAAAATAGACCAACTATATGATGCACTGAAGAAAGATGGTGCAGTCAGCAAGAGCCGTGAGTATTTCCGCAGTAAGATGCTTGCTCCTGGTAAGGAGGGCTATCAAAACCGCTTGCAACTTTACAATGCTCTGAAAGCGGATGGAGCCATAGAGAGCCCAACCTATGAAGAATTTGGCAAGCGTTTGGGGCTTCATGCGGTAAACACCGCACCTGTGTCTAAACCTCAGCCTCAAAAGCCTAATACAGATAGTCGTGTTGTGTTTATTAATACGCCTCAAAAGCCAGCGCAAGCGACACCTGCAAAACCGAAACCAACTCCAAGAAAGGCTCCAGCAAAACAAAAGGGAACACCGCTTACGAAGGTTGACAAGCAGAAAATGTTGGCTTTCGTTAACAACATGAGGAATGAGACCAATGCTTCGCTTCAACGCTTCAATAACCGCATGGACTACCATAGAGCAAATGCTGGACTGAGAGTGCCTCATGTTACACTTGGTAAAAAGAACAGCGGTATAAAACTTGGTCAGAATAGTAAGGTTGTTGCTAAGAAACCACAGTTTAATCCGCAGTCAGGCAAGATGAAACAAACCTACATCACGGAGAGCGGTAACGAGTACACCGACCGTAACTCTGCTGATTTGGAGCAGAATACCATCGACGCGTACAAGGATAGCATGAGCGTAAGTGGTCAGTTGCGCGAGGCTTATGCGGAGCGCGATAGATTGGACGAGGCAATGAAAAAGCGTATGAAGGAAATAGACGAACGTCCTAATCAGCGTTTCAACGATTTCATGCGTGAGTTTGCAGCTTCCATGACACCTGGTGCAGGTCCTGTGGGTGAGCAAAATGCGCGTATGTCGAAGTATGACAACGACGATGAATACATGCAACTCATGGCAGCAGCTCGCAAGAACCATCAGACCATTCAGTTATTGGAGGACAAGAAAAACAACCAGATGAATAGTTTCTGGCACTCACTTGCTACAACAGCATCGAATGGTTACACTTTTTCAGATGGTATGAGCGAGATGCGCGATGCAACAGCACTGCAGCGTGCATCAAAACATATAGACACGATTAACAAAAAGCGTGAGGAAGGTAAGACCTTGACGAAAGAGGAGCAGACTGCCGAAGCGGTGCTGAAGAACTTCGCCAAAGATAATGCTATGCAAAGCATGTATGGCGGAGATTATGGCGCATGGGCAAGGGCTGGTGGCATGACTGCCAATTCTCTTGACTTTATGAAAGACCTTATGCTCAATCCTGGTGCAGGAAGCATAGCTAAGGGTGTTATGCGCGGAACGGCTAAGGGAATGGCTAAAGGTATAGCTAAGTTGACTGGAAAGGAAGCCGCCAATTTATGGAAGAACGATGTGTTGCGCAGAACGCTGAAAGCGACAGGTGTGTTGTTGGGTGCTCATACGGCAGGTGCATATGTCAGCAATACAACAGGTATAGGTAGAACATCCGCCACAATGGGAACACTTGCTTCGGGAGAAGTCGGTGTGGACGACAAGGGTAATTATAAGGTGGAGAACGCTATGGGACTTCTCCCTGCATTTGCTGAGGCTGAGCGTCAACAAGCACGCGAGAATGGCTCGGAGATGTTCGGTGAATTCATTCCTGGTGTAGGTGGCGTTGTAAAGAAAGGCTTGGAGAAAATAGGTCTTAGTAAGTTGTCGGGAGCTATGACAAACATCGGCAACAAGGAATGGTACAAGCAGTATAGTAGATTGCTTGAGTCTGGCGGTTATAATGGTTTGCCTGGTGAGGCTTTGGAGGAATACGAGGGTTCGCTTTTCGATGCGCTTACTGGCCATGCCGGGGACGCATGGGACGACATGACGAACTTGCAGAACCATGTGGACATCTGGCTGGGGTGTGCTACAATGGGCGCACTGCTTGGCTCTGTACCGATGATGATGCAGGGGCACCATACTGCGCAATACTACCGATACAAGCACAACACGGACAAAGCCGACAACCTCGCCTCGTTCCGAATGACCGCAGAACGCTGGGAACCTCTGCGCGACGAGATTGATAACACAGACAACAGCAAGATGGCGGATGTGGTTACTGGTATCATCAACAACCCAGACCTTCACGTCGAGGAAAAAAAGGCAGCACTGAACTATGTGCGTAATCTAACTATGATGAGAGGTTACAACATTGCGCAGGTAAACAATGCCAGTGATGAGGAGAAAGAGCGTCCTGAGGTGCAGAGCGTGAATGACAGTTACTCAAAAGGGTACGAAACCACGGAACCACAAGACATGAACGATACGAAGAGTCTGCTTGAACTGAAGCGTGAGCAGGTGGCGAAGGAGCATGGTATTGAGAATGTGGACGAGGTGGACGCTCTTATTGGCGATGATCCTCTGCGCTACATTGAGGAGCAGAAGCAGTTGGGTAATACGGACAAGCTCCAATCTGTTATTGACTATGCCAATGCAAAATCGGCATACGATGGCATGGTGCAGCGTGTGCAAGATGATATTGACAATCGTGTGGAGGAAAGTAATGCGACAGTTAATAGCCGTGTTAATCGTACAGACGGTATGATACACCCCACATCATTGAAATTGCAGAATGAAGATGGTTCGGATAAGACGGCTTATATTGTTAGTGGCAACATCGTTATGCTTGAGGATGGTACTGGCGTAGACACTCAAAAATCAGATAAAACGATTGTTGTTCGTGATGCTCATACAGGTGAATTAAAATGGATAGACTCTTCTCTCATTTTAAATATTGACGAACCTATTGATCCAGAAGTTGAAAAGAAGGCTGCATCTGATGCGATTATTGAGGAGATGTCGCAGACAGCAGCGAACAAGGTGGATGGTGTGGTGTCGTTCAAAGAAGGTGACACTTACACTTTAACGGACAAGGATGGTGAGCAAACGCAAGTGACACTTGTGGTCAACGAACAGGGACTTGTGGACAATGGGGACGGAACTGTCAACGTAACTGTTGATGGTCAGAATGTTGTGCCTATGAGTATGGAGGAAATACAGAGTGGCGTGGATGCCACTAATATGGCTCGTACCATGCAAGCAGAACAAGAACGTCAAAACAATGATGAAAGCGTACCAAATTTGGATGAAAGTGTACAGAATGATGGCGAAAGCCTACAAGAAAATCCAAATGGTGTAGAATATGGCGTGAATGACACCTTTACGCTTCTTAATGGTGAAGACGAAATCATTCATGGAGAGGTGCAGGGTGTTAGTGATGATGGTGTAGAAATCCGCACGGACGAGCCTTTGAACGGAAAGCGTGTGCAGATTATCCCTGCCGAGGAGTTTGAAGAAATGGTCGAGAGCATCAATGATGCGGACGGCAATCAAGTATGGGCGAGAGAATATGCCGAAGACACGGAAGATACGAATGAAACCGAGGAAACATCAGATAATTCCGTAACGCAAGACAATGATGTTGCTCCTGTAACTCCGACAGCGGATGAACTTGTGCGTATGGCTCGTGATGGCAATGAACTTGCACAGCATCAACTTGAAGCGCAAGGTGTGGAGTGGGAAGAACCTTCCGAACACCAACCTACCGCATTGGAGCGTGTTCCCATCAACGAGGCAACACAGGAACCTATGTTTGAGAAGGCAGACCGCGAGACAGCCCTTGATGCGCTTAATGAACTTACAGGAGGTAATGAGGAAAATACTTCGGCTATTATTAACGCACAGGTTGATCAAGCTACCAAAACTCTTGAAACTTTGAAGAAGAAGGCTCCGAAAAAGAAAACTCCTGCATTGAAGGGTTCGCCAATGGAAATGTTGAAAGCGCAGAAGGAGGCTGACGATAGTTACAACACTGCCATTGAGGAGTATAACGCACAAGTAGCCGCAGCAGAAGAGAATCTGAATGCCTGGACGCGTATTTATTCGCTCATGGGTGACCGCAAGCGTGCTGCACGTGAGCAGTTGAATGCAGAGCGTAATGCTATGGATGAGCAATTACATGCTGAGGCTGTAGCTAAATTGGAGGAAGACAAGCGCATTGCAGCTGAGAAAGCAGCCGAGCAAGCCGAAGTTGGCACTCATGCCGTGAACCCTAAAATAAAGGGAAAGTGGGATGGTGCTACTAAGGTTGAGGGCAATCCTAACGCTATTACGCTTGCAGATGGTTCAACGATCCGTGGTCACTACGTCCTCACTGAGGCAGGAGCAGCCACAGCCAGCCATGACGTGAACAATGCCTACGAGCCTACTGAAGGTTTCCCCGTTGATGAGAACGGAGAGAGCGTGAATGACCGCGACTATAAGCGTGACACGGACGCACAACGCATTGTTAGGGATATGGCAGACAGCTACGATAGCAGAGCTTTGCAGACACCTGTTATTGTTAGTAAGGATGGTGTTGTGCTTTCGGGCAATAACCGCACTATGTCGGGAGAGATTGCAGCGAAGAACGGCACAGACAAGGCGTATGTGGAACACTTGCGCGAGTTTGGATCTATGTTCGGTTTCACTCCTGAGCAGATTGATAGTATGCAGCATCCACGTGTCGTCTTTGTTCCTGATGAGGAATTGCCTTACGATGCAAGTACGTTTGCACGCTTCAATGCTGAACAGCAGAAGAAGCAGAGCAAACCTGAGCATGCCGTGAAACTTGGCAAGATTGTTCCTGACAATGTATTTGCAAGCATTGTTGGTGATATTAGTCGCTTTGACCGCATGTCGGACTACTATGCCGATGGAAATGCAGTATCTTTTGCCATTGGTCAGTTATTGGAGGCTGGTGTTATTAACGAGATGCAGTTGCCGGAGCTTCGCACTGGCAATGCTTTGTCGGCAGCAGGTAAGGAACTTATCGAGAACACACTTATAGGCAAGGTCTTCCAGGCTTCGCCCGATGCCGTGCGTCAAATTATCAGCACACCTACGCTTCGCCAATCTGTTGTTATGGGATTGAACGAGATTTCCAATAACCGTACACTCGCCAAGAGCGACTATGACCTTAGCAAGGAATTGGCAGCAGCCGTTAATCTTGTAAATCGTGCCAAGTCAGAGTCACCCGAAATTTACAAAGAAGGTATGCCTGTATCTCCTTACGGCAGACAGCAAGGTTTGTTTGACGATGAATACGGAGACAGCCGCGTGACCGATGGCGTGACGTTGCTTCTTGCCGACTTGCTGAATAGTGGAAAACCGAGCGACTTGCGCAAGGTTCTCTCTACATACAATAACGAGGCTGCATCACCTGCTGCAGGTCAGATAGACATGTTCAGCGGAGACGTAACCTCTAAGGAAGAATTATTGAATAACGTATTAAATCATTTTAGAAATGCAACACCAAGAGAACAACAAGCAATCGTTGATGCAGCAGTTGCGGAACGAAAGCGTAGAGCGGAAGCCGAACCAGTCGGAGGAAGCCATGGAAGTAAACAAACTGAGAATGCTGTTAGGGGCAGTGAAGAAACAGAAGTTGGAAAGCTATCAGTCAATGACGGACGAGGAGATAAAGGACGCATTGGAGAACGGCAAGGTGATTTGGAGAAGACCGAAGAAAGTTCGGAATTAGACGACAACGGCATTCCATTTGTAAAGTCAAGTAATGGCACAACAATATTTGGCGAGATAAGGGATGATAGCGGTCTAACACCTGCTCCCATAAAACTAAGCGAGGGTTTCCAGGATGAGAATGGTAAAGGTTATGGACTTGTCCACATTGAAGCTGGCCACGGAAGCCAAATTAGAAATGCTGGATTCAAATCAGTTGAGGATTTTGTGTCGTTCATTGCACAGAACTACGATGAAGACAACATTAGAGTTGGAAAACGTAGGGCAAACGGAAATACGACTTATCTTATACAGGTTTCAGACGAACACGACAACACGTTGTTCATAGAAATGTCTCGTGACAATTCGTATTGGAATGTAAACAGTGCAGGAATATTCCGAAAAGGATATTCCAATAAAAAGGAAACGGTTGCCAAGACCGAACCTCAGCAACCGAATAATGCCATTTCAAGTGACTCTTCGCTTTCTGATGGCAAGCATAATGGCATTATGCCATCAGAACCCAACGGTGAGTCAACCGTTTCTTCTGATGGCAAAGTTATAAATAATCAATCGACTTTGCAAGGAAATGCGGAGAAAAGTGTTGGTGGAGAGGGAGAAACGTCACTTTCTGCCCAGATTGAAGCAGCCTCAGCCAAAGTGAACACTGAGCCTACCGAGGCTCAGAAGGAGGCAGGCAACTACAAGAAGGGGCATGTGCAAGTAGGTACGTTCGACATTACCATTGAGCAACCGCAGGGCAGCGTGCGTAAGGGCACTGATGCTAATGGCAAGCAATGGGAAAGCAAGATGAACAACACTTACGGCTATATTCGTGGTGCAGTGGGTGTTGACGGAGACCATATTGACGTGTTCCTCTCCAATGATATTGACGGCTGGAACGGACGCAAGGTATTCGTAGTAGACCAGTACAACCCAGATGGCAGTTTTGACGAGCATAAGGTTATGCTTGGCTTCAATGATGCTGACGAGGCTAAGGGCGATTATCTTTCCAACTATGAAAAAGGTTGGGAGAATGGTCGTAGGATTGACGTGACTGCTGTGAACCTCGAAGACTTTGAGAAGTGGATTGAGTCGAGCAAGCGTAAGACTAAGCCTTTTGGTGAGTACAAGAGTGTGAAATCTGAAAGTGCTGATAATCTTGATGCGAAGCAAGAGAAAACGTCTTTGACCGATGAGGAAGTAATGGCTATTACAGATGCGATGAAAGCTAATGCTGTTATTGCACCTACTGTAGAAATTAATGATGCAAATTGGAAAGAGTCGGTTGATACTCCTATTGGTACTGTAAAGATGGGAGAAAACCAAAAGGCGAAACTATTTGCCAAAGGTAGAGAACAACAATATGGTATGCTTCTTGAAACACTCTCTAATCCAAATGTCGTACTTGAAGAGAAAGACAAGGAACAGAATCTGTTTCATGAACGTCCTTCTTCATATCTGTTTGTCAAGACATTCCAAAAGGAAGATGGTTCAAAGTTTGTTCACTTCGAGAGTGTGACTGTTTCGCAGGATGGTATGGAGGTTTCTATCAGTTCTCATATAATTCGTGAGAACCAGTTGAAAAATAAGTTGAAGAGTGATAGGTTGCTTTATAAAGCGACTGCACTCGATGCACCTGCCAATACATCCGCAGAGCAACCTATCGTTGGTGGCAGCCATTCTTCTGATGGCAAAGGTAGGGATATTTCCAATTCGTTGCAAGAAAATGATGAGAAATCTTCTGAAAACAAGGGAGAAACGCCACTTTCTGCCAACAACACACCGAAAGCTGGTTATACTATCACTCCTTCCACCTACACCAAAAAGAAGGGCAAGACGAGCAATGTTTCTCTCCTTACTTTTGACCATGACTTGACAGCCGACCAAGAGCGTGCCGTGAAGGAGTTTGCCAAAGAACGTACAGGTGAGGGACGCTTTGCCCCTGCACGCGGTTGGAAGGATCGTGAGAGCGGTGGTTGGATGTTCCGTAGCGAAGAGGACGCACGCAAGGCCGCAGAAATGGTTGGTAATGAGCAAGCCGTAGCAGACAACCAGCCAATGACAGCGCAGGAGCTTCGCGATGCAGTGGAGCCGAAGAAGCCAACAGTAAGCAAGAAGCCTGCAAACCGCGTAGAGTTAGCAGATGTGGCAGAGCAAAAGCCGTCAGAGCCGACTAAAGCAGAGCAACCAAAGCAAGATAGAGAGAAGAAACTTGTCATTACTGACGAGATGAAGCATGATGAGGATATTCTTCGTGAATTGCTTGGTATTGACGATGATGAGTTGGACGGAGGCATGAAATTCCGCGACCCTGATGCAATGACCTCTCAACAGAGACGTTTTGTGTATAATGCAGGTGTGAACTACTCTTTGGGATATATTGACCAAGGCTTTGTGAAATTCCCCGAATTTGCAAAGGCAATGGTCAACCGTCTCGGCTATAAAATCAAGCCGTGGTTGAAATCGTTTTATGAGGGTGTAAAACGTATTCCTGGTTACGACCAATCAATATTTACTCCTACAGAGGAGGTTGATGCCTTTGACGTGGAGAACTTCGACAAGCCTACCAAGGACGTGATGGCACAAGCCAACATGATCGTTGAGGAAGGCAAGGCACAAGTGGCCGCAGAAAAAGCAAATAATGAATTAAAGGAAATAAGAAATGAGCAACGAAAAGAAACTGAAAAGCAGACAGCAGCAAATACAGATGCTGTTGCAGCAGAAGCAAAGTCTGTTGCAAGCGAAGCAACGGCTCTCGCAGAAACTTCAAGCGACGAGCAAGCCCTCACCAGAGCAGCAGAGCGAGTAGATGAAACTCTCGACAAGGTAAATGAGCAGCTTGCCCTACTTGGCTACTATGAGGCTGACGAGGTGGAGAAGGACTACAACGAGGCATACGGCTACATGCGTAATGCCGAAAAAAAGGCCGTCAAGGATGCAGCCAACCTTGCAAGTCAGTTGATTGACGACCTTGGGCTTGACCGCTTCGAGGCTACACACTCACAGAAGACTGACAAGAAAGGCAATCGCAAGAAAAAGCCACTTGCAGTTTCCAACATTTCCCCTATTGGAGGTGATGTGTCTATACACCTGCCATTGGCAGAAGGACGCGAACTGTATCTGACAATAGGCGTTGAGCCAAGAGCAGCCAAGGGTGTAGATGGCTTTGGAGGCAGCGACCTTGAAGTTACTCACATCATGTTCCGTGTTGAAAATCCTGAAAGCACTGGTAATGACCGCTATGGCAGAAATGAATGGGTTAACAATGACGTGACGTATTCAGAACTGTTGGATAAGGTGCAGCGTGAAGCCTACAAGTATATACCTGAGCGTACAGAGGTTGCTGATGGTGAGTACAAAGTTGGCGACAATGTGCAATATTCACCTGACGGTGGTAGAACATGGAAAGACGCAGTAGTAGCTCAGCCTAATGATGAGGGAGGCATCCGTATTGACACTGGTCTTGCTCCTGTATTGTGGGTTAATGCTCATCTAGACCAGTTGCGCCATAAGCCGAAAGCAAACACAATCAGCGATAATGAACTCATCAAGCGTATAACAGAGCATCCGTTATTCAAGGAACTTGTGGATAATAATCCAGATGTGCAAGCTGCTCGTGAGCTTTTGGGCGATGAGATTATGAAAGATGTTCGTATTGAATTGCGTAAAGATGGCTATATAGAATCTTATAAGAAATTACTTATTGATAATGATTTTAGCGAAAAGATAGCTGATAAGGCTTTTGCAAAGAGACATATAGGGTCCAAGAATGATGTTGTTGGCGACTTCTACGAGGACGGCATTAACGAAGACGCTGTTGCGGCATTGCCAGAAGACACTGCCATACAGCTCCATGTTGTTGACATTCTCAATCCGGGCATGACTGACCATTCAATGAAGTCGAAGTTCGAGAGCCTCAACACATTGCTTCCTAAGATTTCTGACAAGAAATTGTCGGAACTCGACAAGGAGTATGGCGACGACAAGGATATGGGCACCCATATCAAGGCAGAGGTGGCGAGACGTGCCAAGGATGGCGGCATTCAGCCCACATCATCAGAGAAACCAGCAGACAAGCCAAAGCCTGCATCCAAGAAAAAAGCAACTAAGAAAGTTAAACCAGAGCAGCCTGTAGGTGATTTGTTTGCCGGGCTGTTTGATAATACATCAGACAATGGATTACAAGGAAATGATGAAGCGGTACGCACCGAAACAGTGCCAGCCGACAATAGTGGACAACAGCAAGGACTACGAGAAAGCCAAGGAAGCCCTCGCAAAACAGCTGCACAAGAAGGTGGAAGACCTGACGGAGGACGAGGAGGACAAAGCACTGGCAAAGATAGGGCTGTGTCCGCTGGACTTCATGGACTGACCCAGCCGAAGAACACACACAACAACCATTCAGAGCGTGGCGCAGACCATGCCCCTACTTCGGTGAATGGCAGAATAGAGGCCAATATCAAGGCTATTGAGTTGGCGCATGAATTACTTGAGAGCGGTGAGACAGCCACTCCCGAGCAGATGAGTGTGCTTAGACAGTTCAGTGGTTGGGGTGGTCTTGGAGCCGCTTTCAGCGACGGAGGCTATGACTGGAAACAGCGTGAGCGTAACAAGAAAATACGTGAGTTGCTTGGAGAAGAAGCCTACGAGCAAGCCGTTATGAGTGCTAACAGTGCCTACTACACCCCTGCATACGTTGTTGATACACTTTGGGACATTGCAAATCAGCTTGGTTTCAAGGGTGGCAACATCTTGGAGGGTTCTGCAGGTATTGGCAATATTTTGGGTCAGATGCCAACAATGGTAAGCGAGCGCAGTAACATTCACGCCATTGAGATAGACGGCACATCTGGCGGCATTCTCTCATTGCTCTATCCCGATGCCAAGGTGGAGATACAAGGTTTTGAGCAGACACGCATACCTAATGGCAGTGTGGATTTGGCTATTACCAATGTACCTTTCGTTACTGGGTTGCGTGTGAATGACACCACAGGCGACAGTGACCTTTCCAAGAAGTTCCACAATATCCACGACTTCTGTATAGCCAAGAATGTGCGTAAGTTGCGTGAGGGTGGATTGGGTATCTTCATTTCTTCAAACGGCACACTCGATAACAGCAAGGCTTTGCGCGACTGGGTTGTGAACGAGGGAGGTTCGGACTTCATCGGAGCATTCCGCATGAACAATAAGACCTTTGGCGGTACAACCGTCACGTCGGACATCATCGTTATCCGCAAGCGAGTGAATGGTCAAAAGTCGGCACAAGCTATTGACGTGAGCACAATCAGCGGTGAGCGTACAGCCGAATATGAAGAACCAGGCGCACGCAAGGCTAAGCAACTCTCCATGGACTACAACAAGTATTTCATTGAGCACCCCGACCACATGGCAGGTGAAATGCGCTTTGCATTTGAGAAAGGTGACACATTCAGACCTACGAGCAAGGGACTCTACCCGGTAAGCGGTAAAGACCAAGGCAAGATGTTGGCTGACTTCGTTAAATCGTTCACAGAAGAAGATAACAGCCAAATGACCGCCACAGATCACCACGATGTTTCACTTGTGCTTGATGCGTCAGCGGACGGCAAGAAACTTGGTGAAATGTATATGAAAGACGGTAAGATTGTTTTGGCCAGCTTTGGCGGTTACTATCCTCTTGAAGTAAACGACAAGAAGATAAAGGGACATACTAAGCAAGAGTGTTTTACTGCTTATGCTGCCATCAAGACAGCTTTGGCTGATGTAATGAAGTATCAGACAGAGAATGAGGATAATGAAGGACTAAAGCCATTGATTGCCAAACTCAACAAGGCATACGACAGTTTTGTGAGCACATACGGTCACTTCACAAAAAACAACCAATTAGCGTGGTTGCGTAATGATGTGGACTATCCAAATGTATTCTCGTTAGAGACTTATAAGGAGCAAGGAGACGGCAAGGGAGGCGTTGTCAAGACCTACGATAAGGCCGATGTGATGAAAGGCCGTGTTGTGGAAAAAGAAATCGAACCGCACCCAGAGAATGTTAAGGACGGTGTTGTTGTAAGTATGTTCAAGAACGGACGCATAGATGTACCATACATTGCAAACCAACTCGGAAAGAGTGAGGCGGAAGTAAAACGCGAAATCATTGACAGCGGACTCGGTTTTGAAGACCCGACAACACGACAGATGGAAGTATCATACCAATATCTGAGTGGAAACGTAAGAGAAAAGCTGAAACAAGCAGAGGCCAACAATGAGAATGGCGAATACAGCAAGAATATCAAGGCATTGCAGGATGTAGTTCCTATGAATATTCCTGCACACTTGATAGACTTTACACTCGGTTCGTCATGGATTGACCCAAAACTATATGACGAGTATGTGAAAGAGCGTACCGACATAGAAGTACACTTCACAGCTGCAGGTGGTACGTGGTTCATGAAAGCCCCGACTTATGGAGTGAATGTTGAGAAGAACCGTGCTATGGGTATTGTGAGCGAAATGCTTAAGAAGACAATAATGGGGCATGAACTCATTGAAGCTGCTATTCAGAACAAAAGTATTACTATTTCGCGTACGGAAAAGCATTATGATGGTACAACGGAAACCATCACCGACCGCGAGGCTATGGCAGCATGTGCAGCCAAGATAGATGAGATCCGTCAGGACTTCAAGGATTGGGCGCGAGGAAAGATGCAGCGTGACGCGGACTTGTCAGCACGCATAGAGCAAGAGTATAACGACCGCTTCAACAACTATGTTCCTATGAGCATACCTGAAGACTTTGTACCTGAATACTTCGGTGGCGCAACACACAAGTTTAAGATGCGCCCACACCAAGGTAAAGCCATTGTCCGAGGTACGATGCAGCCGTTAATGCTTGCCCATGAGGTTGGTACTGGTAAGACATTCACCCTTATCTCCACTGCTATGGAGATGCGCAGACTCGGCACGGCACGCAAACCTATGATTGTGGTACAGAATGCCACAGTGGGACAATTTGCTGCCTCAGCCAAGGAACTCTATCCGAATGCCAAGGTGCTTGTGCTGGACGATAACGATCGTGACGCAGAGGAACGCAAGAATTTCTACGCCAAAATAAAGTACAATGATTGGGATATGGTAATTATTCCTCAGAGTACATTGGATAAAATTCCCGATAGTGACGAGCGTCAGATGCAGTTTGTGCAGGATAAGATAGACGAGAAGATGCGTGTACTTGAGCAGATGCGTGAGGCTGACACCAACGGTAAAGACCCTATAACAAGGCGTGCAGAAAAAGAATTGGCAGATCTGCAAGTAGAAATGGCAGAACTGTCAGAAGAAATTTCGAAGAAGCGCACAGCTAATAACGAAAAGAAGAAAGCTGTTGCCAAGCAGAACGCAGCTGTTAAGGCGCAGGAAATGCTCGAGCGTAGCACGGATGATGTGGAGAACTTTGACGATATGGGCATTGATGCCCTACTCATTGACGAAGCGCACGAATACAAACACCTTGGTTTTGCTACAGCCATGCAGCGCGGTGTGAAAGGCGTTGACCCTTCATACAGTAAGAAGTCGCAAGGCGTGTATTTGAAGACGCAAGCCATATTGGAGAAGAACAATGGACGCAACGTTATCTTCGCCACAGGTACGCCTATCAGTAATACAGCAGCAGAGATTTGGACTTTCATGCGTTACCTCATGCCAAAGGACACCATGAAGGAATACGGTATTTACTACTTTGACGACTTTGTGCGCAACTTCGGTAATATACAGCAGATGCCCGAGTTCAAAACAAATGGCAAGTTCAAGGAAGTGAACCGATTTGCAGGATATGTGAATTTGCCTGAGTTGGTTCGTATATGGTCGAGCGTATCGGATACGGCATTAACCAAAGACCAGACGGAGCTTGTTGAGAAAATACCAGAAATGGAGGGTGGCAAGGCGCAGGACATTTATCTACCACAGACACGCGCATTGCGCAGCGTAATGAAATATGTACGCAAGCAGTTGGACGATTTCGAGCAGATGAGTGGCAAGGAGAAGAAGGAAAACAGCAGTATACCTCTCACCATGTATGGCATTGCTCAGAGAGCAGCTGTTGATGCACGATTGGTACAAGTAGATGCTGAGGATGATCCAAGAAGCAAGACCAACGAAGCTGTGCGCCAAACTTTGCGTTCGCTGAAAGAAACGAACGACTACAAGGGTACGGTAGCCATCTTTGCTGACAGTTACGAGAACAAGCATAGCGGTTTCAACTTGTATGAGGATATCAAGAAAAAACTAGTTTCGCAAGGTGTTCCTGAAAGCGAAATCGTTGTGATGAAGTCAGGCATGAAAATAAAACAGAAGCTTGACATTTTCGACAAGGTAAACCGAGGCGAGGTGCGTGTTATACTCGGCAGTACTGCTACCCTTGGAACTGGTGTGAACATACAAGAACGTCTGCACACCCTTATCCATCTTGACGCGCCAAATCGCCCAATGGATTACACGCAGCGTAACGGACGCATCTTGCGACAGGGCAACCTGCACAAGCAATGGAACAAGCCTGTTCGTGTACTTCGTTTCGGTGTGGAAGATAGTCTTGACGTAACTGCATATCAGCGTTTGAAAACAAAAGGTGCGATTGCTGATAGTGTTATGGAGGGTGACCGACTGATGCAAGACAGCATGAACAACCGTGTGCTTGAAGAGGAAGAAGATGTGTTTGGCGACACTGTTGCTCAACTCTCAGGTAGTGAGTACGCTCTACTGAAGAACAATGCGGAGAAGAATGTGCGCAAGTATGAGAGCCGTAGGAAGCAGTGGGAAGCCGACCAAGTTTATATCCACTATGCCAAACCAAGGATCGAGGGACAGATAGAGGCAGCAGAGCAACGAGCAGAGGAAGCTAACGCACACCTGCATGCAGTGCAAAAGGCATTCCCCGGTGGTAAGTTCACTGAGATAACTGTAGGCAAGCTAAAATTTGCTTCGGTTGATGGCATGGCAGACTTCATCAAGGAACACAACAAAAAGATTCTTGATGTGGTAAAGGAAATGAAAAAGACACCTGGCACTAAAACTCAGACACAAACACTCACCTTATCATTGGGAGGTTATGACTTCGTTGTCAAAACAGAAATGTCACGAGAGACGGTAAATAATGGTGGGTCGTTGTTTGCCGAGATACACCGTAAAATGAGCTATTCATGCCCTGAACTTGGACTGAATGATGTACCTGTAAAGCAGTCGCTATTGCGCAACGCCATTGAGGATATTACCGAGAATGTAATCACGGGCAAGGATTTTGCTGAGCGTGTCGACGTTGCCACACGTATGATACAGCACGATAAATCAGAGTTGGAACAAGTAAAGCAGCGTGAAGGTAAACCATTTGAGTTTGAGAAGGAACTTGAAGAAGCCAAGCGTCAGTTTGAGGAATATTCCGAGGCCATGAAGGTAGAAATGGCAGAAAAGGAGAAGAAGTATGCCGAAATGGACGCAAGTGTTGACGCAGCTACTGATGTCGTTGCAGACGATGAGGACGAAGCCGACGATGGTAACAGTAAACATCGTATGCTTGAAGATGATACACCTAATGTAATGGAGAATGATTCTAACGCGATGGTGGATCGAGTAACTGAGTTGTCAGAACGTCTTCACACTCCTGTACGCATCATACGTACTGAGGAAGAAGTGGCTGCTTTGCCGAGTGCGCGTCAGCGCAGAATGAAGGGTAGCTTTAATCCTTTGACAGGCGAGGTGACTATTGTTGTTCCCAACAATGCTAACATGGCAGACATTGAGAATACGTTTGTGCATGAGGTTGTGGGTCACGATGGTTTGCGCGTACTGTTCCCTGATGAGGCGAAGCTGAACAATGCTCTTGATGAACTTTATCGTGTATCGAATGAAGGTATTCAGCAGACCATTGACCGCATGGCGCAGAAAATGTACGATGCCGAGGTGGACCGCATACGTGAGAAGAAGCGCAAAGAGCATGAGGCAAAGGGCGAGGATACAAACGCTTCATACTATGCTGACATGGCTGAGGCACATGCCGAGGCGAGCAAGAAACGCGAACAGTTCAAGCGTGATGCCACCGAGGAATATGGTGCCGACCTTGCAGGACGTATTGGTGAAAAAGGCTTTGAGCAGATGAGTGCTGAGGAACTTACCTTCTGGGGTAAGTTGAAAGCCATGCTCCAAAAGGCTCTACAAAAATTGTTGGATGGATTGAAAATCCCCGGCAGAAGAAAGTGGGGGGATAAGGACTGGGCATTTGTGCTGCATGAAGCTTACAAGCGTAAGAAGAATGGTGGTAAGCCTACTGTGTTCGATGCAGCTGATACTGAGGTTATGCGCAGGAAAACAGGGTTTGGAGATGTGATGTTCAGTGAGAATAGACGTTCTGGAGGTTCTAGGTATATCGAGGATATGAAACAGAAGGTTGAAGAATTGTTTGAAAAAGCCAGGACAGGAGAGTTTGTCGGGAAACCTGCAAGCATCGGTCGGCTTAGCGCAGATGGCAAGGTATACTTGGAGCAATTGTCAGGATTGCATTTCAAGGAATATGTAGACTTTGTTCTCAATCCTTCGGATTTGAATCACATCCGTGCTGATCACTATGGTCAGAATGAAAAGGATAAGGGTAATAATATTCCTTTGACTGATGAGGATATTCAGAATATGGTGGACGTGCTGAACCAGCCTGACGGCATACTCTATGGCATTGATAAGAATGATGGACGAAAGTTGTTCTTCTTCTTGAGAGATGCAGGTAACGGATTGTATAATCTGACGGAAGTGTGCAGTACAAAAAAAGGAAACCTTACTGCAAAGAGTTTCTTTAAATCAAAAAAGAAAGGTATCGACCAGCGAGTTATGGAAATTAGACAATCCCTACTCCCTACGTCCGTAACGTACTCTGGTGAATCCCTTTCTTCGGATGCAAAGATACCGCCTTTGTTTGATATTAACGAAGTTTCTGACGAAAATGTTTCAGATGAGGGCATTATGTTCAGTGATGGTAAGAATAAGACCGGTGAGCCAAAGCCAATAGGACACAGCACATTCGGAAGCGTGTACAACCAGTTCAAGGGCAAAGTTCTTCAAGCCGTGAAATTCTTGCTCAATCACGAAAGCGGAGATTTGCTTGGTGTTTTCCATAGAAATGATGTAGGAGATATTGATATGGTTTGGGGTGATGAAGGTGGCGGACTCTGCCATATTCTGAACAAGCATATCAACGACAAGGACTTTCCTACTGTCAAGGATTTGGTATCTCGCATAGAAGACATCATAAACAAAGGAGAGGTTGACGAACGACATTCTAATGCCGACAAACTTGTATTGGTGAAGGATGGTTACCTTGTTACGATACGTCGTAACGTAAGAGAAAAGGGCATAAAAATAGCCGACAAGAACTGGGTTCTGACGGCTTATAATAAAGATGCACCTGCCACCACCAAGGCTCCCGTTGATGGCACTTATGGGAGCACGGCTGTCGCTCCCGGTACATCTTCGGATGCAAAGTTAGCAACAAAGTCTGAGATTAACGAAATTTCAGACAATAATGTTACAGATGATGGCATTATGTTCCGCGACGGTGACAGTGAGGAGTATGACAAGGCAATGGCGCGTGACATTTATGAGCAGCGTGTAAGACGTGGTATGTTCCAAACGCAAGAAGCTGTGCAAGATAGTATGCTTGGACTGAAGGAAGCTATGGACGCGATACTGAAGGCTGAGGATGAAGATGTTTATATAGAAGACGTGGCAGGATATGAGAATGCTTACCTTGGCGAGAATCGCCTATCTTCTGTTAATCAGGCTGAGTGTTCTGCCTTTGCGCAAACTTTGTTTAAGCCTTTGCTCGAGGAAGTAGCTAAACTTGCTAAGACTGCTGACGAACGTGCAGAGTTGACTGATTACATGATGGCTAAGCATGGGTTGGAACGTAATCAGGTTATGGCGCGGAGGGCTGCTGAGAAGGATGCTCGTTCGGAGTTCTCTGCAGAGTTGCTTGCTGCTCAGCAGGCTGTAGACAATGATCCGTTAGACCAAGATGCGATTGCTGCTCTTGATGATGTGACGCAGCGAATGCAAGATCGTGAAGATGAGCTTTACTTGAAGAACCGCGAACGTGACTTTGCTGGTCTTACCGCTTTGACAGGAATGAACAATGTGCTTGATGCGGAAGCAGAGGCGCAACAAATGGTATCTGACTACGAAAGTAACCATTGGGTTCCTGTTTTGTGGAACAATGTTAAGGCTGTAACAAAGGCTACATTGCAGAAGACATACGAAAGTGGACTCATTAACAAAGCAACATACGACGACATCAGCGGAATGTATGAGACTTATATCCCTTTGCGTGGCTTTGACGACCAAACAAGTGACGAGGTGTATGCTTACTTGGCTGATAAGCATAGTGCATTTAATGCTCCTATCAAAACAGCTAAGGGTCGTAAAAGTAAAGCTGACGACCCATTTGCTAATATGGAGGCTAAGGCTGAAAGTGCGATTATGCAGGGTAACCGCAATGTGCTTGTGAAGCAGAAGTTTTTGAACTTTGCTTTGAACCATCCGAGTGATTTGGTTAGTGTGAGTGATTTGTGGTTGTATCATGATGATGTGTTAGATGAGTGGCAACCCATTAACACGGGTGGATTTGTTGGTACAGAGGCTATTGAAGAAGATGACAGTCCTGCTGAAGTAGAGCGTAAGATGCGTGATTTTGAAGAAGCGATGGAAAATGCTGCAAAAGTTGACCCCGACCATTTTAAGAAGCAGAAGGATCATCCTGAAATTCCATACAGAGTTGTGGAAAGTAGAGATCTAAAGCAGCACCAAGTGTTGGTGAAGAGAAATGGTAAGGACTATTTGATTACAATCAATGGTAATCCGAGGGCTGCACAGGCGTTGAACGGACAGACCAACCCAGACAATGACGTGTCAGGTGCAATAGGTGCAATCATGCGATTAGGTGAGACCGTAAATCGTCAGTTGTCGGCATTTTACACCACACGCAACCCAGACTTCGTTGTGTCGAACTTTATTCGAGACATGATTTATGCTAATACAATGGTATGGGTAAAGGAAAGCCCGAATTATGCTTGGCGTTTCCATAAGAACTTTGCAAAGGTAAACCCAGCCAAGATGAAGATACTTCTTGCCAAGATGCGCAATGGTACTCTTGATATGAACGATGAAACGGAGAAGATGTTTCACCTATTCATGATGAATGGTGGTGAGACTGGCTATGCCAACATACGTGACATCGAGCAGCGCAAGAATGACATCAAGCGTGAGTTGAAGAAGTATAATGGTAAGATTCCAATTAGAAAGGCTTGGACTTTGTTGGGAGAAAGACTTGACGAATACAATAGAGCAGTAGAGAACTGCGCACGCTTTGCTGCCTTTATGACTTCACGGCAGTTGGGACGTACTATTGACCGTAGCGTGTATGACGCTAAGGAAATCAGTGTGAATTTCAACAAGAAGGGTAGTGGTGCCAAATTCATGGGTGCGAATAGTCAAACTAGAATAGGCAATGTAGCTGCATTCACTTCAGGGCTTGGCCGTAGTTTCTATGTATTCTGGAATGCTGCAATTCAAGGTACTACGAATTTTGGACGGCAATTTAAACGACATCCGCAGAAAGCCATTGCAGGAGCAGCAGCAATGTTTCTTTTTGGTGCATTGATGGCGATTATCGGCAGTTGTGATGGTGGTGATGATGATGACGACAAGAATGCTTATTACAATCTGCCCGAATATGTGCGTAGAAGTAACATCGTATTCCGTCTTCCTGGTATGGATCAGTCATGGATAAGCATGCCACTACCTGTTGAGTACCGCGCCATGTATGGCATGGGTGAACTTATGGTTAGCGCGATGATTGGAAATGAACACTACACTGCTGGTGAACTTGCGCACCAAATGGCAAGTCAAGTAAGTCAAATGTTCCCAATCGACTTTATGGAGGGAGGTGGTAGTTTTAAGGCTTTCGTTCCGAGTGCCGTAAAACCTGTAGCCGAAGTGATTGGCAATGAAAGTTGGACAGGTATGCCGATCTACAAGGACACACCTTTTAATAAGGATATGCCAGAATGGACAAAGGCATACAAGAGTGCTAATAAGTATTTGGTAGGCTTATCTAAGGTATTGAATGAGGCAACAGGTGGTGATGCTTATACGAGTGGCATGATTGACATAAATCCTGCACAAGTGGAATACATGTTGAATGGTGTTTTCGGTGGAGTATCATCAACTATTGACAAACTTACGAAGATGGGTGAAACTATTATTGGCAACCGAGAGTATGATCCTCGTAGTTTCCTCTTGCTGAACAGACTTGTGAAAAACGGTGACGAACGTACAGAATACAGAGCCGTTAATAATGAGTATTTCAGAATAAAGGAAGAAAGCGAGAAATTGCGTACGAGGTTGAACCATTATGAGAACGACACGGCAGACGGAGTGTTTGATTATGCGGAAAAGATAGCGTGGTTGAACAACTCGCCCGAGTATCGCATATTGGAAACGTACGAAGATTATTCGGGAGACATTGACGATATTAACGAGGAGTTGAAAGCCGCAACCTCTGATGAGGAGCGCAAGGAGCTTGAAACCGAACTCAACGAGAAGAAGAAAGAACTTGTTGACGCTGTGAACAATATTCGAAATGGTAAGCAACAATAGTTAAACAACAAAGGGCGGTGCAAGAAATTACCTTTGCACCGTCCCAAATTATAAAATTATGGCAAGAAGAAAATTACATAAGGCGAGTGCTGTCATGCCTCATGAAGGAATGGACAGCGTAGCTACAGCCAAGCACACGTTGGGCGGTAACCGTGCATTTGAGGTATTGTGGCAAGCCCAGCAGTATTGGCTTGCTATGGATATGTTCCGCAGAGACCGTGAACGTAACAAGAACTACACCTACGGACGGCAGTGGGATGACTACGTTTGTGTGAACGGCAGCACGATTCGCGAGGAGGAGCTTATTAAGAAGCAAGGTAACGTGCCCTTGAAGAACAACCTCATCCGCAGACTGACGTCAAATACCCTGGGCACATTTCGTTCTCAGATGAAAGAGCCTATTTGTATTGCTCGCGATCGTGACGAGCAGCAGTATGGAGAGACGATGAGCACAGTATTGCAATGTAACATGCAGTTAAACCGTATGTCAGAGGTGAATGCACGCTCATTTGAAGAATTCCTTATCTCTGGCCTTGTCGTTCATCGCAAGTGGTATGGCTGGCGTAATAACAAACTGGACTGTTGGACAGACTATGTGCAGCCCGACAACTTCTTTATAGACAACAATATGAGGGATTTCAGAGGCTGGGACTGCTCGTGTGTGGGCGAGATACATGACGTATCGTTTGAGGATCTATGCGGACGCTTTGCCAAGAACGAAAAAGACTACAACCGCCTGGCAGAGATATATAAGTTTGCCAAAGACAAATCGTACCTTAGTGCTACGTTTGACAACTTTGGGTATCCTCTGCAAGGTTATTACGACTTCCTTGTGCCCTACGATATATCGAGGTGTCGTGTAATAGAAGTGTGGAGGAAGGAAACCAAGCCTCGCGTGCGCTGCCATGACGTAAACAACGGCGACGTGTTCAAGATAGAAATTGAGGATTTCCAAGCCCTTGTAGCAGACGAAAACAACAAGCGTTTACAAGAGGCCCGTGAGCTTGGTATGGACGAGAGCGATGTGCCGCTTATCCGTTGGGAGTGGTTTATGGATAGTTACTGGTATTATTATATGCTCACTCCGTTTGGTGACATTCTGGAAGAAGGCGAAACCCCATACGAGCACAAGAGCCATCCGTATGTGTTCAAAGCATATCCGTTCATCGACGGTGAGATACATAGCTTTGTGAGTAACGTGATAGACCAGCAGCGTTATGTCAACCGCTTGATTACGATGTACGATTGGATTATGCGAGCTTCGGCAAAAGGTGTGCTGTTATTCCCAGAAGACTGCTTACCGAAGGGAATGTCAATGGACGACGTTGCCGACGAATGGGCACGCTTCAACGGAGTCATCGTAATCAAGACACCGAAGCCCGGAACGCCATTGCCTCAGCAGATAGCCAACAACTGCACACAGATAGGTATTTCAGAATTGCTGAACATGCAGTTGAAATTCTTCGAGGATATCAGCGGCGTAAATGGAGCATTGCAGGGCAAGCCCGGCTATTCGGGCATGTCGGCAAGTCTATACGCACAGCAAGCTCAGAATTCCTCGACGTCGCTGCTTGATCTTCTTGAGACTTTCTCTGATTTCATCATAGAGGGAGCGTATAAGGATGTCAAGAACATTCAGCAATACTATGATACGGCTCGTCCTTTTAATATTAAAGGTAAAAATTCTTCGATGGTTCAGTATGACCCTCGCAAGATACGTGATATAGAATTTGACCTTTCGATTGTAGAGAGTTCGGCAACTCCTGTTTTCCGTGAACAGTCAAAAGAAATACTCCTCGAGCTTTGGAGAGCAAATGCCATTACTGTCAAGCAGTTGTTGAAGCATGGCAACTTTCCTTTTGCCGACGAGTTGTTGCAGGACATCAGTTCGCGAGAGAATCAGCTGGAACATGACAAGACTCCGGACGGTATTTCTCCGGAACTTGTGCAGCAGATTCAGCAGGGCGCGAATATGTCTGCAGTAGTTAAAGCGCAGCAGATGCTGCAGTCTGCATAGGTACTAAGCCTTACTATGCCTCTCTAAGCCTCACTGAGCGTGAGGACTTGTAGGGGCATTATTTACATTGAAGCCTCGGAAACGGGGCTTCTGTCTTTTCTAAGTGTACGGTTAACAATAGGAACCCATTCAGGCATATCCATTTCCCGGAAGCAGATATGCAGACCTATTGCACGTGTCATAAGCAAGTCGTCATGTTTGCCAGTAATAGCACCATACGCACCGTTCTGTTTTCGCTCATAGGTGTTGTATTCATCCAGACAGCGTTTGTCGCGCTCGATATAGAGCCGGTCGCGTACCACCTTGATGAGGGTAGAGATAATCATCGGCTTTGTTGACACATTGGTATGGAAGCCATATTTACGCGGTGCGCCCTCCCTTATCTCATCCTCCGACTGCTTGCGTGCATACAAGTTCGGGTAGATGTCTGAAATCTGATTGAGTATATATTGCGACTGGTCGCCACCTTCCACCTGGCGCTCCTTGTCGTGAGTCTCCAACGTGTTAGACTCAATGACCAGAAGAGAATTGTCGTAGAACGCCGCTATCTGTGCTGCACGCCAAGCGAGTTGGTCTATGTCGCAATGTCCGTACCACTGAGCCACCACAGACGGCGGCTCGCTACCATCAATCATACTAAGCCTGTCAAATACCACGATAACAGACCAGTCAGCTTTATTGGAACGTCCACCAACATCGACAACGGTAAGATAACGGTTGACAACTTCGTAGCCTTCGAATGTTTCAGGCATTGCCCATATAGAAAGCAATCCTTGCCTGTCTGCACGGAAACGGAGATTGGAAAGTGCATCCTCTCCTTCGTCTCCATCGGCATACACATCGCCAATATATCGAGGTGGGATGCAGAACTTTTCAAACTTCTTTACTAAGTATTTGTCGAAAACCATTGAACCAGAATGGACGAAAGCCTCTACATCGTCAGAAGGGTACTCCGAAGCCATTACACCAAAATCCGCTCTACCTGCTCTTTCTTCCACATACCAGTTAATAGCCTCTAACGTAGCCCCTTTTTCCCACAAAGACCACAAATATTGTCCACTTTCTTCACGGTTTGACGGAACGTATGCGTTTTCTCTGTTCGCGTATAGTTTTTGGGCAAACTCCTTTTTCTCGTCCGTAGATGTGAAAGGTTTAGAGTATTGCTCAATTTGGAACCATGCAATAAATAACGCTTCGTACTGAGACTTAATAGACGGATCTGCAGCATCTGTGTATTCAGTGTGAAAGAAATTACCTGTACCATTAGCTGTGCTTTCCATCACAATCATAGTAAAAGGTTCGAGCAGCATACCAGAGCACGCTGAACGAACAATATCTTGTGGCGACTTTCCATCCGTTTTTTTCCACAAACCCACCTCTGACAAGTGAACAAGAGAATAAGCACCACCACGACATCCGTCAGGACGCTCAGCAGTACCTACCTTAATTTTACAATTACGTTGTGGAACACGATGCGTAGAACCAGACTTACCTACGCCTACAAGTTTGGGCTCGTTTTCGGAATAGGTTTCTCCTAACTTATGAAGGAACTCAACTGGATATTTGCTAATCATAAGGTCGAACATATCCTTAATTTCGTCAGAAGCCGTACCCTGGTGTGCAATGATAAGCGAATTAAGTCCCTTTCGATGGTTGAATTGAAGCCATGCCATATAGAGTTGTGTGGTTGTTGAACCACCCCACTGACGTGCTTTCAATAAAATAAGTCGAATTGGTTGCCGTGCTTTTCTCTTCGCTTCAAAGCGCGATACCAAAATGCGCTGCGGATAGTAAAGTCGGAACAGCACGTCTTTACCAGCCTTCTTGTTGTGGATATATACGAGCGTTGCAGCCCAGAATGGGAAATCGTGTTTGAAGCGTAATCGTATGAGTTTACGCGACACCTTGACATAATCTATTTCGTTAGATGTTACACCAAGTACAGACGTCAGAAATTTATCAATAGAGCCAGCCTTAACGAGTTTTTCGACCATTGGTATATCCATCATCTCTACAGGGAGCCATTGGACGGGTATGGCAAAATCGGAGATACACACACGCACACGCTCTCCGATAGACCCCTCTCCTGTAATAGGGTCGAAGTGCGCAAACATTACGCTATTCCTTCGATCGTTCTCATTGAGCAGCTGTGCAATTTCTGTATCTGTTGTATTGATTCTCATACCATCCATTTTTTATTCGGTAAATAAACTCTCCGACCGTGCGTGCGGTGAGGTAAAATTTCGGTGCAGGTTGGTTTACGATAAGTGCCACCAACTCATATACCGACTTATCTGGTTGTTGTTCGTGCATCACAACAAACCTTCTGAAAATTTCCTCAAACATTTCTCGCTTATTCTTTCTCATTCGTGGCATAGGTCTCCCTGCAGCCATTGCCGAAATAACAATAGCAGCTCTCTCCTCGCTTACCCAAAAACGCGAGGACGGTGATTGTGCCACCAATTCAAAAATTACAGGCATGACGATAATACTTGCCTCTGATAGTTTTTCACGATAGACCCTCATAAGGTCTTCATTTCGCTCGCGTGTAAACTCAAGTATGCTTCCGAAATATTTCATAAGATATGTAGGTTTAGGAGTAGATTTTATTAGGGGAGTGAACTATACAAAGTTAGCCATACGAGGTCACAAAAGTTAAAAGGGAAAGTGAGTACTCATTCATTATTTTTGCCACAGAATATGAAATAACCTAAAGCATTTTGTAATAATGGCTGATAATAACGGAGTTAAGAGCAGACGCGACCAACAGTTGGAGCGTATGCGTAAGAAGTATCCAGACAAGAAATTTGAAGACGACGAAGAAATCTACGGTCAGATTTACGACGATTACGACCAATACGAGCAAGACCTTAACGGCTACAAGGATAGAGAAAAAGCTATGTCCGACATGTTTTCTGCTGACCCGAGAAGTGCCCAATTTTTAGCTGATATGCATAATGGGCAGGATCCTTATGTCGGTCTTGTGAAGAATTTTGGGGTTAATATCGAGGATGTTCTTCATGACCCTAAAATGCAGGAGCAGATAGCCGAAGCGAACAAGGAGTATGTGGAACGCGTAGCCAAGTCAAGAAAGCTTGACGAGGAATATGAGAAGAACATGGACGCAAGTCTTGAAACCCTTCGTCAGTTCCAAGAAGAGCGTGGCATGAGCGACGAACAAATTGACGCTGTAGTGGATGCCGTTTTGACCGTGGTTCGTGACGGTGTTATGGGCAAGTTCTCGAAAGAGACCCTTGCAATGTTCGTGAATGCCATCAACCATGACAGTGATGTAGCCTCAGCAAGTGAAGAAGGCCGTGTAGCTGGACGTAACGACAAGATTGTAGAAGGTTTGCGCAAACGTGCTAAGGGAGACGGCACGGCACCTCTTAGTGGTAAAAACGGAGCTGCTTCCATGGCACATAGATCGCAAAACATGTTTGACTTGGCTAACGAAGCTATGTAAATCGCATGAAAGGAGAAGTTGTAAAATTTCCTCCCGAAGGGAAGCATTTGAAACCGAGAAAGGGTAGTGCTGGGTTGAACACTCAACTGTGTGGTGCTATGGCATCGGTAAGTAATTTGGCTTGTGCTACGGGTGGAATTTCTTCAGGTAATCTTGTTAAGACTGATAGTAAATAATATTATTCACAAATTAAACTTTTAATATATGGACGGAGAAACCGTAGCAGTGGGTGGAACTAATCCTACCCCTAATCCAGGTTCAGCAGGTGTAGCAAGCCAAGTTCCTGGTACCGCAACAACTGTTAGTTCTGTATCGGACGCGACAGGCGGTGTTGGTCCTGGAAATCTAGTTCAGACAGACCTCGACCAAGAACTTTACAAGTTCAAGAGTGACGATACCCCTCTTATGCAGCTCATGTTGAAGGCTAAGAAGGTGAAAGTAGGTTCACCCGAAGTGGAACACTACATGATTGATGAACCTCGCTCGAGTGTGACCGGTACGACTAAGGTTACAGCTGGTAGTGCGAAGCAGTTTATTTTGCCTTTGCTTGCCAATGATGCTGAAATTCCTCGCCCTTATGGTACTTTGCTTGCCAAGGGTGTTGATGGTTATGCTGATGATGGTAAGACCAAAACACCTGGTAAGGACATGATGTTGTTCGTTACAGGTCACGACCCCTCAACAGGTAACCCCATTTGTCGTGCAGTGAATGGTCCGAAGGCTCAGACGAGTGATGAGTATTGCACTACTCCTGACATTCCTGCTGGCACTACTTTTATCATCCTCTCGAATGCGCTCTACGAAACGCAGAAGGAAGTTGACCCCGATTTGATTGTTCCGCAAGGCACACTTGTATACCTTCAGAAACGCGGTATGAACCAGATTGTGTCAGACTACTTTGAGCATCAGAAAAAGAAGATTCCTTTTGGCAAGGCACTTATTGCAGAGGCAGCCATTACGAATTTCAAGGTACGTGGCAACCGTACACTTTATGCTGGTCGCAAGGGTAAGTTTAGAGTTCAGACTGATAAGGTTGGCGTGCAGACGGTGTACTGTACAGAAGGTGTGCGTTACCAAGTGAAGAAGGAATTGCAGCACACTGGCAAGTGGACTATTGAGGAGATTATCGCCTTGGCTAAGATGATTTATACGGGTGAAGATGTTCCTAAGAATGTTATTGCTCTTGCTGGTAAGAACTTCTTGGAGAATATTCAGTGCATCGACTATTCGAAGCATCCCGAAATTCAGATTACGACCAAGACGAACCCTGCTGGTTGGGTTGTGACCAACTTCCACACCGTGTTTGGTGACATCGAGTTTAAGCATGACCCGACGCTTGACCGTTTGAAGTGGAGCAATTCAGCGTTTATTGTAGCTCCTGATCGTTTGGTACACTACCAATACTCAGCAGAACACACAGCCACAGACCGTGTAGAGGGTGAAGAGGCAACACGCGAAGCCATGCTTGTGTGGGATGCTCTTGCCCTAAAGGGTTCTTGCCATGTATGGATTAACGGTGAGGGTGATAGCGAAAATACGAGTGCTGTTCAAATTCACTTGTGGGATAGTGCAGAGGCACCTACAGCTCCAGTTGAAGGTGATGTTTATTACCTTATTCAGGCCTGTCCTGGCATTAACGCAGAAGCTGTTAATGGTCAGATGTGGCAGTATAAGAATGAAGCATGGGTTGAATATGCTGGTGACGTAATGGCGGCAGCATAATTACTGTGAAGAATTAACCCTTAATATCAACCATTGAAGGCGGATAGGTAGTAATGCCTTCCGCCTTTTTTATTACAACAAGAAGAATGAAAAAGAAAAGAATTACCTATGGTGTGAACGGCATGATGGAGTATCAAGCCATAATTAAGATTGGTAGAGCTACGCTTAAGGTGTTGTTCAGTGATGGTAGTATGACTGCGATGGGAGAGAACCCAGCCCATTTTACTACTACGGACTTTATTACTCAGCATGCGATTGAAAATTGCAGAGACTTTAAGCGAGGTCTTATTAAGAAGTTGAATGTTATTGAACTTGACGAGGAAGTTCATATTGAGCGCAACTTAAACGCAGATGCGAAGAAAGAGTCCGTTGAAAACGCAGACTTGAAAAATAGTGGTGAATCGTTAGTTCAGGATGTTTCAGATGACGTTATAGAAACTACTGTTGACGAATCAAGTGAAAAACCTACAGCGGACGAAACCACAGAGAACGTAGTTACAGAGGTGGAGTTCAATTCAAATCAAGAAGCTAAAGACTTTCTCTCTAAGTCGTATGGAGTAAAATCCAGTGCAATGAGAACTCGTGCCGACATTATCGCAGCAGGTGAAGCCAATGGTGTGAAAATCATTTTTGTAACTGAGTAAAAAACGACGATATGGTGTACAAAATCGAAGTCGTGGAGCGCGATGTGCGTATTGCCATTGATGAAAACAAAACAAGCGATCAGCTCATCAGCGATGAGGATATTGACACCTTATCGTTGAATGACGTTATTCGTTCAAAGATCGTCGAAGCCGTTCAGCGTGTAGAATCGTCAGCTCCTGTACATTTCCTTGAAGAAGGTCACGTGTTTGGCGATGCTGTTTATTGGGATAGTAAGGGCAGTGGTTGGGTATTATTGCCCGATGATTTTATGCGCCTTGTAGCCTTTCGCATGAGCGATTGGGAGCGCACGTGTTACATGGCCATATCAGCAGACGACCCATTGTATGACCTACAATCTTCGAGATACAAGGGAATTCGTGGCAATGTTCAGAAGCCAGTGTGTGCTATTGTGAATCGTGCAGAAGGCAAGGCTTTAGAGTTTTATAGTTGCAATAGCGAAGAAGCCTACGTAAAACGCGCCTCATACATCCCCTATCCGAGCATAGACGATGAAGACGGTATAGACATCAGCGAGCGTTGTTACACATCCGTGGTCTATACTACGGCAGCATTAGTATTAACCGCCTATGGTGCAAGCGAGCAAGCAACCGCAATGAACACCTTGGCAAAAAGCATATTTGAATAATGAGTTCAATACCAACAAAACAGATAGACGGAGATGTTTCAGTTGGGCGTGATGTGAACATTGGCGGAAAGACCACCATACGCGGTTCGGTTAAGGTTGGTCACAACCTAACTATTGAAGGTTGGCTGGAAGCCAAGAACATCAAAGGCCCGAACAAAGGCCTGTTCAAGACGGCAGCACAGCTACGCGAGGCTTACCCTAATCCCCATAAAGGATGGTGGGCATTGGTGACCATAGAAGGCAGTGTGGCGTCAGATCATCTTGGGCAGCTATATGTGGTCGATGGTGGCACGTGGGTGGCGCAGGTTGACAGCAACGGTAATCCGCTGCTGAGGGGTAATCCTACGGTTGATAGTACGAAATATTTTGACGCCTATATTGAAACGCTTAAGCCTTGGTTGGGGGGGACGTTGGGTAGCTTTGATTCAAGCGAAGCTTTCAACAACTACTTGGACGGGCTTACTTATAACAGCTTGAAGAGCGGACGGTATGTAGCCTATTTGGGTGGTGTGCCCTTTTTTGTGACATTTACGTTGCTCTATGCCAAAGAGCAAATCTCGGCTGTATGGGTTGAGGGTAGCTTGATGGTGAGTGATAACGCTATAAATTCGAACACGGGTAAGGGCGTGACTATTGCTTATAGATATCATAAAAATGGTGCTTGGGAAGCGTGGAAAACCATCTATGATGAGTTGAATGGTGCGGTAGCTTCGCAAGGTTCGCGTATTAGCACTTTGGAGGGTAAGATGCCCACGGTGCAGACTTCAGCGAATGCCACAACAAAAAACTACATTTACTCGGCAAGTGGTGACGATATGCACACAGCATTGAGTAGCAAGATATGGACGTACACGCACGGTGACGGTAATTTGTTCTTACGCTTTAAGCATTGGGGGGCAAGCAACGACACCAGTGAGAGCAATTATAGCCAAGTAATGGTAGCTAATGCTTGGATAGGTGGAAATGGTGTCTTGCGAAGGGATGTGTACAGAAGGCTTGATGATTTTTCGCTCCGTGAAGAAAACTCTACAGCCGATGCGGTGAACATTGTAACTCCTATATTCACTACGGGGGGAACACGTAGTTTTCCAATTTCTAAGGCTACAACCGCCAAGGCAGGTGTAATGACAGCTGCTCAAGTGACTGCGCTGAACAAGGCGAGCGAAGACGTCAAAGCGCTTAACGACAGTCTGCAAGGTTTTCAGGAAGACCTCACGGAATTCAAGAACACTAAAGGACATTCCAACGGACTTGCGCCATTGGACGAAACAGGTAAGGTACCATCCAAGTATTTGCCAGAGAATGTGTTGGAATTTAGCGGTATGGTTAGCGGCATAACTCCTCAAACAGTCTCATTAAACAAGTATTCATCAGACGAGAATTGCAGTGTGGTATACAGCAAAGATAGAGAAGTCTTTATGTTGAAATATGAACAGCCCTCTACATCGCCATTCTTGCCTGCAACGATTACGTACTACAACAACTGGATAGATGGAGACTTATTTGGAGAACTTTCTGCAGATGCAGATGGTCGTGTTCCTCATAGTTGTAAAATCTACATAGATGTAACTACTAACAAGACTTATTATTGGAGAGGCATCACACTTAAAACAATTGGTGCCACAGCCCAAGATGGCGTTCAAGGCACAAGTGAGAACTACATCTATTCGGCAAGTGGTGACGAAATGCACACGGCATTAAGTAGTAAGATATGGATATACCAACATGGCGACTATAACCAGTTCCTCCGCATCAAGCACTGGGGAGCTAACAATGATACCAGTGAAAGCAACTATAGCCAAGTACAACTACCCAACGCATGGACGGGGGGCACGGGGCTGTTAAAGTGGGATGTGTATCGTAGGCTTGATGATTTTTCGCTCCGTGAAGAAAACTCTACAGCCGATGCGGTGAACATTGTAACTCCTATTTTTACTACTGGTGGTACACGTAGTTTTCCAATTTCTAAGGCTACAACCGCCAAGGCTGGTGTGATGACGGCTACTCAGGTGACTGCGTTGAACAAGGCGAGTGAAGACATACAAACGCTTAATGAGCGTATAGTAGCACTCGAGAAAAAGGTATCAGCATTAGAGGCAAAACTTAAATAACAGATTAAGAGCCGATGGAAATAATTCAGTATATATGCTCAATAGTTACAGGAGTAGCATTGCCTTTGTTGGGAGATCACTCTGAGCAATAGGAACGTAGAAGTCGTCTAAACTTTTCTGACGAAGATTTGATTTGACTTTTGAGTTTTTCTAAATTCAAGTTTAGACGACTTCGAAATCACAACATCATCAATAAGAGGAATATGAGAAATCTTGCTCCTCTTTTTTTGCTACAATAGTTAAAACGACGCTTACTAGTTAAGTCGCTAAATTTGCCAAGAACATAAAATCATAATGGCAATGAAAAAGATTATTACATGGTTAAAATCAAGCAATCACGGCAAGTATGTTGTGGGTGGTGCTCTCATTGGTTTTGGAGCTGATGATACCTACTGTGCGCTGTATGCTGGAGCAGGAGTTGCTGGTGCATTGGAGCTTAAAAACAAGTTGTGGGGTGGCAAGTGGGATTGGATAGACTTCGGCTGTACGATGGCAGGGGTGATTGTTGGACGCTTAATAAGAGTAACACTGTTAGGCAGATGAATGATGTGAGTCAAGTAACACAAGTTGCTAAGGGAATTAGCGACTTTGGTTTAATGGCTGTTACAGCAGCCTTTTTTCTTCTTCTTTCAGCAGCAATGATGATAGCCATATTCAAATGGTTTAAATCAATGGTAAACCGCATGTTAGAGCAGCAAGAGTGTCTACGCAATTTATTAGACATTCTTCAAGACAATAACAGTACCATAAAGAGATTGGCAGAACGCCTTGAACCAGAGACCCAGTTGCGCATACGGAACTTGACAGGATTTGCTTTTGACCTGAGCGTAGAGCAAGTGTGCCGTTTAATCAAGCGCGTAAGAAAGGAGAACCACATTAGCGACCATGAGGCAACCGCAGTAAAAATACGCAAGTCTTTGAAAGTGATACATGATGATAGGAATAGTCGTTTTGACCCATTCACCTACCATAATAAGGCACTCTCAGAGTTTTGTAGTCCTGAATGGGTTGAAGATGTAGCTAAGGTTGTTGAGAGTGAAATATATAACGAGGATGGCGAAAACAATGCACGTGCTTACACAAACGTGAAACTCGCTTACGACAATATAAAAACAGATTTCTATCAACGTTTAAACTATTGATGTATGATTGTACTAATTGACAACGGACATGGTGTAAACACACCAGGTAAATGCAGCCCCGACAAGCGATTGCGTGAATATGCGTATGCAAGAGAGATTGCGACACGCGTTGTAAATGAGCTTCGCGGTATGGGTTATCATGCAGAGCGCGTGGTAGAGGAGGAGCAAGACATTGCACTATCAGTACGCTGCAAGCGTGTGAATGACATTTGCAAAAAGGAGGGTGCTAAGAATGTGCTGCTTGTCTCGATCCACAACAATGCAGCAGGAGGTGATGGTAAGTGGCATGAGGCGCGAGGTTTTTCGGCACATGTTAGCAAGAATGCTTCGTGGAAGAGTAAGGCGTTTGCTCAGTATCTTTGGAACGAAGCATTGCAGCAAGGGTTAAAGGGTAACCGCTGTGTGCCTTTTTGCAAATATGTTGAACAGAACCTTGCTATTTGTCGTGATACGCTTTGCGCTGCAGTATTGACGGAGAACCTTTTTCAAGACAACAAAGAAGACGTTGACCTGCTGTTGAGCGAGGAAGGCAAGGAGAAGGTGACAGCCGTACACGTGAACGCTATTGTAGAATTTATCAAAGACTATTATGAATAATAAGAAGCAATTAGTATATACCATCACAAAGGTAATAGCTTTTTTTATCGCATTTTGTTTGATAGTATTCTTGCTAAGAAACACTGTGCATAACAAAGAGCACCCCTCTAATAAATGCGACACGACAAGAGTAACAATCGTAGATACGATTCCTTACCTAAATCCTGTACCTGTAGACAGTGTAGTGTTGACTTACAAGACCGTTACACTGGCTAAGATAGGTGAAAATTCAGAATTAAAAATTCGTGCAGACACTCAATCAGGGAACAGCTATTTACAGGAGAAACCTATAATAGAGGACAGTGCAGAAGTTGAAATTCCAATCACTCAAAAAATGTATAAGAGTGACGACTATACTGCATGGGTGAGCGGATATGACGTACAACTTGATAGTATCTATGTATATCCCAAGCATGAATATGTAGAATACAGAGAAAAGCAACCTCCCAAGAAATGGCACATTGGTGTTATGGCAGGTTATGGATATAGTCCACACGGCATGCAGCCCTATATAGGTATAGGATTAACGTATTCGTTATTTTCTTTTTGACATGGAAACAATTACCATACAAGTATCAAAGGACGATGTGTATGAAGAAGTAGCCAAGGCTACAGATTACACAGGTGCAAAATTGATAAATGGCGACGAGAACGCACGCGATCGCATTCTTGCTACAGACAGCGACCTCTCAGACCTTAGTAGATTTTGGGAAGAATCAGTACTTGCCACTAACGAGAGGTTGAAAGAGATGGTTGTGAGTGGTGAGACAAAAAGTGTTGACGTGGATAAATCTACTAAAATTGTCTACGAAGTAACATTGGAGGTTAGCAAATCGTTCGACAAGTCACTGACGGCTAATGTGCAGTCAGCCATTCGCAATTTCTTTATTGCATCCATTATTGGTCAATGGTTTAAATTTTCCAATAAAGGCGAAGCAAAGGACTATTTTAGCCAAGCAGGAGAAATGATGAATGGTGCGGAACGTTTGCTGTACAGCCGTAAGAAACCCACCCGTCCAATGGATTAAACAAAACAAACAACAGAATATGGGACAAGAAAATACATTAGGTTCAAAGAAACAAGTGACGGCAACAATCAAGATAAATTGGTTGCTTTACGACATTATGAATGAGACTTTTTTGCGCGGTCGTACCATTCAGAATGCAGAGAATCACAAGGAAGTTGCCAGTATGTTTGCCTCAGAAGATGAGGAGAACCGCGAAAAAATTCTTCGCTCGATCAAGAAAGGCCTTGCCGAAGTGAAGACAGAATTGTCGGACTACCTCGATGAGGACGGAACGACCACAGATAACAGCCACTATGACGGCAGCACAGACCTGACGCTAAGCCTCAAAATGCCGAGCAACTTCAACGAGGCAGCAACCACCGGTGTTGGCGAGGCTATTCACGACTACTTGAAGAACTCAGCCATTGCCGAGTGGTACATGGTGACCAACAAGGCAGACGCTGAACAGTACATAGCCCTTGCGCAGAAGAGCATGCAGAGTATTCAGCAAGCTGTGAGCAAGCGTAGCCGTCCGAAGCGTCCAACAGAGTAAGGAGGATAGCTTATGAGTTGCTGTATTGTAAACGAGGGAGCGCAACAAAAGGTAACGCTAAATTTTATGCGCTCCCAACTACTCTATGACATCAAGAACAATGCCTATGTGGAGAGTCATGTAATGACACCTGATACCGAACACGCCAAGCACATGGTAGCAGACGTGGGAGAAGAAGGCAATGTGGACCGTGTTACGAGAGTATTAGATTTAGGCATATCCATGTGCCGTGAAATGCTCTATCCTTGGGCAAAGAAAGAAATTCATAAAACCGAATTTAACGATGAACTAAAGGAACGAGAGCAGTATAAGATAGTAATGAACGTGCCGAGCACAATGTCGCAAACCACTCTAACCCTTGTGGAGCGACTGATACATGAATATCTTGTGTGTAGGGGCGTAGCAGATTGGTTAAGTATAACCAATCCACAAAAGGCAGAAACGTGGTTTGCAAAAGCTGCTGAAGCCGAAACATCAATTCGCACATCTATTCAGTCAAGAATGGAACGTGTGAGACTTAAACAACATTGGTTTTCATGAAATATAAGCAAGAGCCGAGGTGCATCACGCATCCCGGCTCTTTAGTTAAATCCTAAAAACAATGAATCCTTAAGGTCCCTATATAATGAAGTCGTCTAAACTTTTCTGACGAAGATTAGATTTAAACTTTTATCTTTTCTAAATTCAATCTTTACCTTTCTTTTTGACCGCTTTTTGACCTTTCATCGGTCGTGTAGCTCGCTACACTCCCTCTTCAATGCCCAAAATCGCTTCAAAAATAAAGGCAAATCTTGAACTTCATAAAAGTTTAGACGACTTCAATATCTTTATCTTATCTTGTTGTTTTGTCGAGGTGCAAAACTTACTGATGCACCGAAGATGTTTTCATCGGGTGAGAGTGTGGCTACACCTGCAATTCGGAAGAATTTGTAGGGAGAACCACGGAACCCCTTTAAATAGTGATCCTTGCTTGACCAAACAAGGTACCAGTTCTGCAAGTCGCGTGAACCATAGAGCACTGTAGAGACATTCCCTTTGCTAAACATTCCACGCTGAATAAGTGTGTCGATAGTTTTCAGCACATTTGCTGCTTCGAGCTTTAGCGGACGAGTAACATATAGGCACTTAACAGCTTCAGCGTTTTGTACAGAGAAGTTTAGTACATTGTTGTTATCATCTATTGCCAATGCTTCGGGGTAGGAGTTAATGTGCGAAGTAATGTTAGAGAACATCATTCCCCATTGTTTTGTTTTCAGCGAAAGAACGTAAGCGTATGTAATGTTTGGTGCGTAAACAATGATGCGTTGGTGCACGTAGTCGTAGAGCATTTGACACTGCTTTAAGAATTTGCTAAAGGGTAGGGTAGGCAAGCATTTGTCAGTGCTCGGCTTGTGATTGAGCATGTTGTGTAGCTTTTCAAAAGCTGGCAGTTTGCGCACATCGAACGGATATTCAGAGTTGATGGCTTCGGAAATGCACTGCGCTTGTGAACCGCTAAGCAGCATTATTCCGCGATCTGTTGGGAATATTACAGCCGAGTCGAGTTGTGTGACAGCATTGTTATTTATACATACGTCGCGCGTGATGGGTTGTCTAGCTGTGTATGTTCCTGTTGTGGAAACCTCTAAAGCCCACACACCCTCGGATGTAAATGCGTAGAGGGGGAATTGTCCGAACTGCCCTTGCGAGAGAGCCTTTGCAGCAGAAGAGAGTGCTTTGATTTTTTGTACCCCCAATGAAGTCATAAGACTTGATGGGAAAAGGAATGGTGTTGCCACATTGCTTTGTAACACTGCGTTTGGGTAGTGCGAAATGTCATCAACTTGTGCGCATGCTGCGTTGTCGCTATCGACCACGGAGGTGATGACCATTGAACCGTCTATGGTGTCTGCCATCCAGTAGGCACCATTTAAGATTGGGTGCTGTTTGAGGTTGAGGGTAGCGATGTTTGTTTTATTGTCTGTTCCTTTAAAATAGAGCACGGCTCTGTAGGCTCCATTGTGTGGATAGAAGAACCAGGTTGTGTCGGTTGAGTAGTTGTAATCATCTTCATCTGCATCACACTCAACAATACGTTCTCCCTGCGCTGTGCGTATAAAGACTTGCAATTTGTATAGTTCTCCGTAGCTATCGTAACGGTAGATTTGTCCGTTTTGTCGGCTTGGGATAGTTGGCTTCGCGTGTTGCAGGTTGTAGTCGAAAAGATGAAGTCTTTGATTGTAAGTTGTGAGGTGTGCGTTAAGGAATGTACAATTAGATAGTTGGTCGTCGGACAATGGCTGTCGTACTACCAACGAAGAAAGCGTGCCTTCTTTGAGCTTGATTGTGGTGTAATTTTCAGTGACTGTATCATCAACGCCTTTTTTTATTTCGTCGAAGTCAAAAGAGTGTGCGAGGTAGAATTGGCTTACGTTCTCTAACTTTTCTCTTGTGTTTTCGACAGGTGCGATTTTGATAATTTGCCAATTTACGCGCACGTTGAAATCGCCAAAGTTGAAAACGTCTTTTGCTACGTCGTATAGATCTTGTTTTGCTCGTCCGTAATAATGGTTGTAATACTCATCAGGCAAGTCAACATAACCATAGCTTGTTCCTTCGACTTGGTTAATATTGTTTTCCTTTCTGATTAGTGCGTATGAGAACAAGTTTTTAGAAGCATCGAAATTAGCTCCTTGATTGTATGGGTAAACTTGTTCGGACACAAACACATCTACACCAGAGACAATATCTTTCCACTTCTCTTCTATACTATTGAGGAATAAACACTGTAAGTCGGCAATGAATGCGTATAGATAAAGTTTATTATCTCCATAATTAAACGAAATAAAAGGTGCATAGCCAGAGTTCGGAATCATCAATATTGGTTCGGAAATACGTGCGTGAGAACCATCGCTGAGGCGTAATGCGTAGCGGATGAAGAATGGGTAGATAAACTTGTCTTTGTTTGTGGCTTGTTCAGCTACGAACTTATTGATTACTGCTGCTATTGCTGTGTAATTGCTATCGTTATAAGCTATAACTTTACCTGTAATTTTTTTCTCAAAACCTTCAAGAATTTCGATTGTTCCGCTTGCTTTTGTTGGCGTTTCTAAATTGCTATCATATAACCTAATTCTGAAAGAAGACTTATGTGTATCTGGAAATTTAATTATGGTTTCACGGTTTCTGCGTACCACACAAATTGCTTCGTATTCATTTGTTGTGTTATTTTGTGCAAACAGTGTAAGGGTATTAAAACCACTTCCATCTACCTTGATTTTGTATTCGTGTCCAGACTTTAGATCTTGCGAAAATGAAATGTCAAATATTTTTGAGTCTTTTTCGTTTGAGTATGTGAATGATTTATTTGTATAGTCAGTCCATGATGCTTCAGCCGAGCTATAGTCACTGTAAGAAACATCTGTAGAATGATTGTATGATACAGGTTTTGCCGAGAGCGCAAACTTTATGTCCACCTTAGGCAGTTCTGTGCCGAGGTTGATGTATCGATCTTCTTTGAAATAGCAATAATGAAGGTGTTTATTGGTTGAGACTATAAGCATATTGCCAATAGCATTTATGTCTACCATTGTTTCGCCTTGCAGCAACGAAAGGAACGCATTTCTACTATTGTGGTATGAGAATATGGTGCACCCATTTGCTTCGTGGGTTGTGATGTAGTTAGTATAATCATTACCCTTATGGATATAGACAACCTTACGTCCTTTATCAAGTGTAAAGTCAACATGAGGCGTAAGAATAGGTTTTAAAGCACCCTCTTCAGGTATGAGGTTGATGGACGCAGCAAGCGCACCATCGGCACATTCATAGTCGGATGGTGTAACAGAGAAACCGCTGTATTTAATTTCTTGATTCATAGCAATGGGTCTTTATATATTATTGGAACAATCGTTTCTCCGTAGTTGTTATCTTCTGGCAGTCCAACAGCGAATGAAGCTTTGTCTTTTGTAATACCGCATTTGTCGAGCATGAGCCGTGCGAGTTGTACGGAACTTGCGGAATAGTTGTTTGAGCCTTTTTTTGTGCGGTGACATTGTGCTATGTGTCGTCCTACTGCATTTGGATGTCGTACGGACAGTAGATAGCACTCGCCAAGATGGAATGCTATGTTAATGCTGTCACCGGGGTGCAGAGATAACATCCTGGCAACCCTTGCCGTAATGGATATGCGACCATTGCGACAGAATGTAATGTCGGGACGTCGTGTCAGTTCCAATAGTTTTATCATATATATTGCAAAGATATAGGGGTGTTGGTTAATGGTAGTTTTAAGTTTAGGATAATGACGTTCAACCCACCATGTTAGGCGATGATGAGTTGAACGTAGAAGTGAAACTCTTTGCAGAGTTGCTTGATTTGTGGGTAGTCGTCGGGAGATAGGAAGTAGGGGAGGTATATGCACCGCTCTTTGGTGTTGCAGTGAACACCTCTCCTACGTAGTTTGTAAAGCAGATTAGCTCTGCGTTTGGGATGGCGCATGAATTACACGCTAATGCCTAATCCAAGTAAAGGCAACATCATTTCAAATTGTCTTCCCTCATCGCCCTGCTTGTAGAACTCAGGAGAAATGATGGTGAACCCTTTCTTTTTCAAGTTCTCTATTTTGGCTGCAACATCCTCCAACATTTTGTCGTCAGCTCCACCAAGAGTTAGCAGAGAAATAGCCTTGTTGATACTTCCATGAGTTAAGGGGAAACACACCATTGCGACTTGTCCCTCATCACACACGTTGTAGGAACTCTCGAACACCTGCTTAGGCGACCAAGAGTCGTAGGTTGTGTCGTCGGGGTTGGTGTACTGCACGTGATAGCCTTCACGCCATTCGTGGTTGTCATCGTTCTTGCGAGCGTAACCTTTCTCTACTGCGGCCAATTCGTTCATAGGTTCAGCCTTAACCTGCTTTGTTCCGATGTATGTTTTCATTGTTTTGCTGTTTTAAATTTCTCCTTTTATTTCTGCAATCAATTCATCTTTGTGAATAGGTGTCATGCCCCGATTGTGGTGTGGGGCATGACGCTTATAGGTGTTTTACTTTGCAATCATGAGTTGTGGTACGTTGCCGTAGACTGGTAGTTTTCCGTCCCACTTTTCTATCCACATTTTTTTAAGAATAGCTGGGGTGAGTGTTGCAGATTTGAGTTCGTTTGCTTCTTTTTCTGCGCGTGCTTGTACGAGCATCTTTTCCGCTTCAGCCTTTTTTACTGCAACTTCGTTGAGTGCTCGTTGTGCTTCTTGTATGGCTTTGTTCTTTTGGTTGACAGCCTCTACGATGGATTTGGGGTATTTGAGTCCAGAGGTGAGTTGTTCGAGATGGAAGTGTTCGTTGGCGAGTGCACTGCTTAGTTGTGTTTCGATTGCACGTTCAACCATGTCGCGATTGCTAACGATTTGGTCGGTGGTGTATTTGTTGAGCTGAATGCGGAATGCGTCCTTTACGTAGTTAAAGAGTGTTCCGTTGATGATGTCGTTGAGTTCTTTGCGGTATTTTTTGAATACTTTTGGCGCATTGCCATCGACCATTTTTAGTGACACGGTTGGGTCGACCGTGAACTCTGAACCATCTTTGGCGTTGATGGTGAATGCTGGGTAGTCGATAGTTTGAACGAATGTGGGGTATTCGTAGACTTCTTCGGTGAATGGGTTGTACCAAACGCGTCCTGTGACGAGACTCACATCGTCGACGCCTTTATCAGATCCGTAGAGGTTGACGAGGATGCCTTCGGAGCCTGCGTCGATTCGTTCGCTGCAAGATGTTAGGGAGAGTGCTGCGAAGATTAGTGCGAATGTGCACATTGAATTAAACTTTTTCATTGTTTTTTTTGTTTTTAAAAGTTAGACAATTTGTTGCGATGGAGAGAAGTATCCAGAACAACAAGATGGTTATGCTAATTAAGTTTGTGGCGGTGCATGGTTTGCTAACGCCTCGTAGTGTTGCGCTGACGATGATGAGGGTTATTACAACCCACGCCACGAATGCAGCGATTTTGTAGTTAATATTCATTTTATAATTCTTTTTTTTCGTAGAACTTTTTCGTTGTGGGCTGCAATCTCACTAAACAATTTGCCATCGTTATAGCCTTGTTGTTCTCCAGCAGCGAAGCCTTTTTTGTAGCCATCGTCATAGGCATTGCGAACAGCTTTTTCAAAATTATCTTTTTGAAAGCGTCTTTGTTTACCAAATATCAGCCCTATCAGTAAGATTAATGTGGTAGTAATAAGATAGAAAATTATCATTCCAATCATAATGTATCTTTATTGAGTTCATCAATTAAGTTTAAAGCGCGTGAGTGAGCCACCCAATCGCAATAATCGTCAAACTCCTTGATGGTTACCCACACAAATGGGAATATGCGCATTTGCACAGCGTATACGTTGTAGCATGGAGCGACATCCATGTATTGTGTGTTCAGCCAAGTGTCTACATCCTCGCGCTGATACTTTTTTATTCTGTATTTTCTTTTCATTGTTCGGGTTTTTTATCAGTTCCCACAAGGTGCTCATTACCCTCGTATGGGATGCAAAAATTCCATGTACCACGGATACACCTTGCACTATTATTAACTTTGTGCTCGAAAAAGTCACATTTCCACATCTCATAACTTGAATCTCGTACGAGAACCTTGTCGAATGGTTTAAACTGACTAATGGTAATCACTTTCCAGCTACGTTTGTCTTTAGACGGAAATAATGTAGACTCAGCATCTGTAGCAAGCATCTTACCATCTTTTGTAAATCCACGTATTACAGCAGTACCATCTTGTCGTATTTCACGACATGAAATAGGATATGGACTGTTATCTTTAATGTAAACCAATTCCAATTCGCCAAAAATGGGACTGTACAACTTTGTCCCCTCTGGGCAATTTTTTAAAATTTTTGCAATGTTCATATTATTCCGGTTTATTTTTAGTTCTTAATAAGTGCTCATTGCCTTCGTATGGGATACACTGCGAACACTTTCTTCCACCACATATAAACGACCCATCGCTATCAATATGACCGAAGTGTTCACTAAACCAGAACTCATCATCACTATTTCGCGCAAGAACTCGGTCGAACGGCTTGAACTGATAAGGCTTGGATTTTGTCTTAGTCTTAGGGATTCCAAACTTTCTCCAATCGCGTTGGTCGCGAGATGGAAAAAGCATACATTCAGAATCAGGATAATTTGGGTAATATCTGCCATCGCTTGCGAAGAACTCTAGCCCTCCATCTGTCGTTATTACACAAACAATAGGATATTCTACACCGTCGAGTTCTTCGACTTTATACAATTCTACCTCTCCATAAAGTGGACTATACAACTTCGTTCCTTTCGGGTAATTTTTTAAAATTTCTGCAACATTCATTGTTGTTTGTTTTGAGTTATGTTATTCTTTTACTTTAATTCCGTAGTAATCGAAGAATATGCTCTCAAATTGCTTGGCTGCGTAGAGGGCGGATTCTTCGCTGTTAAAGCATAAGGGGAAACCATAATGCGTAAGAAAAAACACACCACGATCACACGAAGCTGGACAGCGGATACCCGAAAATTCCGTATCAAGCGCAACTGCACAGGAGGAGATCTGCCTAATACCAATTCTCCGCATCTCCTCATCACTCATGCGCTTCATGTCTTCCTTGGCGTAGGGCACCCAGTAAGGATAATAGCTCCAGCCATCCTTATCACGCCACTTGTCATTGTTAATAGCCTTTTGAATAATCATTAACTTATAGAGCGCATTTGCTTGCAAGAATGCTTCGGTATCGCCTAACGAATCTACAAGCAGAGATTCTGCACTAATTCCCAACCGCTTGCAAGCATCCTCAAATGTCTTGATGTCGTGAAAGTCAAATTCTTTATTATCCATTATCATTATTTTTAGTTGTTGCAGTTGATTCTGCATCGAGTTCTTGTATGAGTTCTTCGTAGCTCTTAGTCGTGTCTATCAAGCGTTCGGTCACCTTTGATAGTGGAAGGTAATGTTCCCAAGTGTACGTTTTGCCATTTCCTCCATAAAATACAACGTCACCCACTGAATTTCTGCCAGCGCACACCAGCACACCCCACGCACTTTTCTCGTCATCTCTCACTACGCATATTTGCCATTTGCACGGCTTAAAGTTGGAGTAGTCCTTGTGGTAGGTGGGGACTTCGAGGTGGATGTCTAAAGAGCTTTCATAACTATTGTTCTCACGTCCGTTTTCGCTGTACGTATATAAAATTTCTTCTCCGTCTGCCATCATAACTAAGCAGACAATCGGATAACGACCCATCCTGTTGAAGCAAATAATGCGGGCTTCTTTTCCATTACCATTAACTATTCGTCCCGTAACCTCCTTGTTGGTTATCTTCTTCGCCAGTTCAATGTCGAAGGGAACTCTTTTAAACTTTGTTTGTGTCATTGCTGTTTGTTTTTAATCATTGAAATATTTAATGCCGTCACACATCATATCAATCATCCGTTTCTTTTCGCCACCACTCCTTACGTATGCTTCAACAAACTTTGATATAGCCATTCCAAAAATGACGCTTAAATCGACGGGAGTCGTGTATTCGTCTGCTTCTTTAATTGCACGTATTACTTTGTTAGCCCTTTCTACATAATAGGCTTCAGATTTTAAATTTTCCATTACTTCTTTTCTTTAGTATTTAAGTTAGACACCAGTACTACCTAATCCGCCTTCTCCTCGGTCGCTCTCAGACAATTCGCAAGCGTCAACGTACTCAACTTCAGGCACAGGTAAGATAACCGCCTGCGCAATGCGATCGCCAAGTTTGTAGTGACCTTCAATTCCCTTGAACACCACATGTACCTCGCCACGATAACCCGAATCAATCACGGCTACACAATTAGCCATCATAGCTGCATGCTTGTAGCACGATGAACGCGGAAAGATGAACATTGCGTAACCTTTAGGAATTTCCACTCTCAAACCAGTGCTGTAGATCATGCACTCGTTAACAAGGTCCACCTTGCGTGAGTTCGCCACAAGGTCGAAGCCTGCGTCACCAACGTGCATTTGTTTGGGAAGTGCAGCTAATGCACCTTTTCGAATGACTTTAATTGTAATTTTTTTCGATTCCATTTTATTGTTTGTTATTGATTTTAGAACTTATTTTTCGATTCCTTGCAACTGCTTTACTAAGCGGTTGTTCTCGTCTATGAGCTGATTCAAACGCTGCTCTAGTTTTAC